TCTAAGATGTTGTCATAGCTGACCTGCATTCGTGCGGTGTTCTGCCAGCAGTCACCGGATACTGTTCCCATGGAAAAACCGGGCAGATTGCGGATTCCGGCAGAGATGACATTGCGGGACAGCACCTTGCGGACGATGTCCTCATAGCTGCCGTTTGCGGTAATGGTGGGATAGATGATTCTTCGTTCCAGCAGGCAGGCAAGAAACCGTCCGGTGACTGTCAGGTAATCGCCCTTTTCAGCATCAGTTTCCAATTGCAGGGACTCAATGATGCCGAAGTGCTGGGCATCATCGCTCCTTGCCACAATTCTGCCACGCTGAAAGATGGATACATTCTGGGGACTGGCAGCGATATACACCTCAAAACAGCCGCACTGGTAGAACTCAATGTCCCATAAGA